GGTCGTGGGCCTGGCCGCACACCGGGCAAGGCGGGATGGGGATGACCTCGGGCGCTGGCGCCCGGTGCGGCGGCTCATTGGCGAAGGGGTCGTAGGTCACGCCTCATAGTCCTTGCGCAGGCGGCGCGGGTGCAGATGGCCCAGCACCACGGTCTTGTTGCTCTCGGTGACGAGCAGGTTCATGACCTCACGGCGGTTCGGCTTCTTGGCCTTCGGCTCGGGGGCAGGCGGCGCTTGCGCGGCGCTCTGGCTCATCAGCTTGGGGTCGAGCGCCTTCATCATGGCGAAGCTGGAGGGGCGGATGTACCTCATTGCGCCCTCGGCGCTGTGAACGGCTTACCGACGCCGTGCTGCATGGCCATGCCGTGCGCCTTCACCTCCTTGGCCAGGGCCTCGAGGATCTTGGCGGCGCCCAGGTGGTCGCCGGTCTGCATCGCAATGGCGGCGCGGTCGTACTCCAGCTTGGCGTATTGCTCGATGGTCATTGGCCCTGCTCCTCGCCTTCGCTCGCCTCGATCTCGGAAGCCAGTTCGCGAAGCTTGCTAGCGGCTAGCTCGGCTGCATCGCCGAAGCCAACTAGAAAACCGCTGATTTGATAGATGCGATCGATGATTTGGTCGTTGGTCATAACGATTTCCTTATGGCTCTTAGGTGAGTGCTACGGCTGTCGCCGGGGGGCGTGGCGACTGGGACAATCCCTAAAGCCGCAGCACTCGCCTAAGAGCCCCGCGCACGGGGCTCTGCTGGCCTAGGCCAGGTCGCCTTCCTCCTTGAGGGTCTGGAGGCGGGCCAGGAAGTCCGCTTGCTGAGCGGCGGGGACGTTGCCCAGCTTCTCTTCGGGCACGTCAAACTCCTTGAGCAGTTCGACGACGCCTTCGCGGTTGTCCTTGGCGACCTCGAGGCCCAGCTTCTTGATGTCGGGGATGAGGTCCGCGACCTCTTCGGCCGGCGCCGGTTCTTCCTTCGGCGTGTCGGCCTTGGGCTCAGTCTTCTTGCGCGTGGCCTTGGGCGCTTCGGCCTGGGGGTCGTTGCTGACCTCGCTGCGCGGGCTGGAAGGCACTTCGGCCGAGCCCATCACGGCGCCAGTGGTCAGGATGGCGTCAGCTAGACCGCGCAGTGCTTCCGCGTGGTTGTCGATAGCGTCAGCGAGCTTCAGAAAGTCAGACATATGAGCTATTCCCTTGTGACAAGTTGTCAGTTGATTGGAGCCCCATTGGTAGGGGCGATTTGCAGGGGCGTCAAACAGAAAATTACAGGTGACAAGTTGTCGGCTTCAGCGTAGTGCTGGGGGCCTATAGAGGAGAGACGATATGTCTGAACCGATTGGCCCAGGCGACTGGGTGGAGTGCCTTCGCAATTTCGAAGCCTCGCCGAACGGCCCTAGGTTGGGCGGGGTGTACCGAGTTGCGAAGGTGCATGTAGGGCCGTTTATGCGGTGCGAGTTTGGGCTGTCGCTTGAGGGCATGCGCAGTAGAAGCCGACACGGCTTCAACGGCAACGGCTTCCGCCCGATCTACCGGCCCAAAGCGGGAGTGTTCGATAGCATGCTAATCGTCGATAAAACGAAGGAGCGCGTCAGCGCATGACCAAGAAGCAAAGCGGCATTGAGCGCGCGATCGAAGCGGCGGGTGGCATGCGGGCCTTGAGCCGGCAGCTCGGCGTCAGCCTCCAGTCGGTCCAGAACTACAAGCGCCGCGGCTGGTGCAGCATCCAGAGGGCTATCGAGATCGAGGCTCAGTACGGCATCCCCCGCGCCGAGCTCGTCAGCCCGAAGGACTTGGCCAACGCCGATGCGCTGTCGGGTCCGTTCCAGGGAGGAGACTAATCATGGCTGAGAGCAAGCTGACGAAGGCCCCTCGCGTTTTCCTCGACTGCGACGGCGTTCTGGCGGACTTCGACGCCTACGCGCACGACTACTTCGGCATGCCGCCGCGCCTCGCTGAGCAGAAGATGGGCGCGACGGAGTTCTGGCGCAGGCTGGAGGCCAAGGGCGACTTCTATCGCCACCTCCCCGTCATGGACGACGCTTTCGAACTGTTCGACGGCGTGAAGCACCTGAACCCAACGATCCTGACCGGATGCCCGCGAGGCAACTGGGCGCAGGCTCAGAAGGTGGCGTGGGCTCAAGAGCACTTCGGCGACACCCCGATCATCACCTGCCGGTCAGCCGACAAGCGCGACCACGCCTCACCCGGCGACGTGTTGATTGATGATTGGCATCAGCACCGCCACCGCTGGATCGAGATGGGCGGGGTCTGGATCAGCCACACGAGCGCCGAGACGTCACTCGCTGCGCTCTGGGCTCACTATCCCGCCCTGCAGCTACAGGGAGGCTCTGAGCAGTGAGGTACATCAGCCTCTGCGATGGTATCGGCGCGGCGCATGAAGCCTGGGCGCCCCTGGGCTGGGTCTGTGTGGCCAGGGCTGAGATAGGCGGACGCCCAGCATGAGAGCACGCACTGAAACCTCGCCCTGGAACGGCCGGCGCCTAAAGCAACTGTGCGTCGCGCTGGACCCAGAGACGCTAAAAGAGATCGACCAGGCGGCCAAGGCCGAGGGCCTTACTCGCTCTGAGTGGGTACGCCTTCGACTGGAGTGGGCGCTTATGGGCGACGACGCCTAGGCGCTATTGACGAGCCCCTAACGACCCTGATACGCCTAGTCTCATAAAATATCAGGGCGTATCATGACCTACATCGAGCTAGAGGACGTGCTGGCGCTCGTGCCGCTGTCCAGGGCCACACTCTATAGGCGCGTGGGCGAGGGGTCATTTCCCAAACCCGTGAAGATAGAGCGCAGGGTGTTCTGGATCCGCGAAGAGATCGACGCCTGGAAGGCCGAGCGCGCAGGTGATCGGTCATGAGCTGGGGGGCGACGCAAGAAGACTGGCTGCACTTCGATCTGATCCTAGGCCTGGGCGCCGACCTGCTGCCGGTGGTGAGCAACCCAGAGGCCGAGATCAGCCCCGACAGCCGTATGAAGTCCAAGGGCAAGACGCCCTCGGTCTATAACCGCCAGCGCAAGGTCGCTGGCTTCCCCAAATGGACAGCGCACAGCGCCGACGCCGATGACCTCGAGCGTTGGGCGAAGGAGAAAGATTATGGGATCTGCGTTCAGACCAGAACCGTTCGCGCTCTCGACGTTGACGTGCCGGATGTGCGGACATCAAACGCAATTCGAAACACGTTCTGGCGGGCTCTTGGACTTGAATTTCAACTGCCCCTCAGAGTGCGCGTCGGTACGGGTAAGGCTCTCTGCGCATTTGCTCTTAGAGGAGAATTCAGCAAGCGATCCTTCAAAGTCGAAGGCGGTCTCGTTGAGTTCCTTGCGGGCGGGCAGCAGTTTATCGCTGTCGGAACGCACCCTGGAGGCACTAGGTATGAGTGGGCGGGTGGTCTACCAGATGAGTTCCCCGCCGTCAGCGTCGAGCAGTTCGAACGAGCCTGGGAAGCCATCGTCGCCGAGTTCGCAGTGGAGCCTGAGCGACGTAGCCTGGGCGCTCATGGCGGTGGCGGGGGTGATAATGCTGGGGCGCCAGATCCTGTTGCTGATTTCCTAGAGGCCAACTGGCCGACGTTCGGAACCCAGGGCGGCAAGCTGTTCGTCGAGTGCCCCTGGAAGTTCGGCCACTCATCCGACAGCGGTGAGACCGAGGCGGCCTGGCTGCTGGCCGGGACCAACGGCTATCAGCAGGGCCACTACGAGTGCCTGCACGCCTCCTGCTCAGGGCGGGCTGACGAGGAGTTCCTCGACGCCGTCGGCTATCGCATGGCGGACTTCGACGAGCTGCCGGTGCTGTATAAGGCCCTGGCCTCGACCGAGGGCATGCCAGAGATCCAGCTACCGCTGCCTGGGTTCGAGCGCGATAAGCAGGGGCGAATAGAGCCGACGATCGGCAATGCGACCAGGGCCGCGGCGCATCCCGAGGCTTGCGGTGTGCGCATCCGGTTCGACACCTTCCGCGGCGAGCTGATGGTCTCGGCGCCTAGCTGCAACGAGTGGCGGCCGTTCGAGGACGCCGACGCGGTGCAGATGCGCGTGACCCTGGCGCAGCTCGGGTTCAAGCCGGTGGGCAAGGATCTGATGCGGGACGCCATCACCCTGGCCGCCCGTGACAAGAAGTTCGACACCGCTCAGCTATGGCTATCGAGCCTGCCGCCCTGGGACGGAGTGGAGCGCTGCGCGCGGTTCTTCCACACGCACTTCGGCGCGGCCGACACCGAGTACGTCAGGGCCGTGGGGCTGTACGCCTGGAGCGCCCAGGCAGGGCGGGTTATGGACCCGGGGTGCAAGGTAGACATGGTCCCGGTGCTGGTCGGCGCCCAGGGCACGGGCAAGAGCTCTGGTATAGCCGCCATGGCGCCGTCGCCTGACTTCTTCGCCGAGATCGACCTCAAGGCCAAGGACGACGACCTGTCACGCCTCATGCGCGGCACGCTGGTGGCCGAGCTGGCCGAACTTCGGGGGCTCAACACCAGGGAGGCCGAGAGCATCAAGGCCTGGGTCACAAAGCGGTTCGAGAAGTGGACGCCGAAGTATCAGGAGTACGCCTTCACGTTCCCGCGCCGGCTGGTGTTCTACGGCACGACCAATGTCACCGAGTTCCTGGCCGATGAGACCGGCGAACGCCGGTGGTTACCGTTCAAAGTGGAGTGGGTAGACGTCAAGGGCATCGAACGTGACCGCGATCAGCTATGGGCCGAGGCCCTGATGCTGTGGTCGGCTGGTGGTGTCCAATGGCGGGACGCTGAGAGGCTGGGCCAGGGCGAGCATGCCGCGTATCGCATCTCGGATCCTTGGGACCAGCGCATAGCTCGGTGGTTGGATGATGAGGATCTTGCGGGCCAGACGCCACGAACACGTGGAAAATTGCAGATGGATGATGTGCTGACGGGCGCACTCGGCTTCGACCTCAAACACGTCGGAAAGCGTGAGGAAATGCGAGTTGGTAAAATTTTACGCGCTCTGGGTATGGACAACCCATCGGTTTGGGTTGGCGGCAAGACGCAACGGCTCTGGTCGGAGAAGAAAACGTGAAACCTCACAGCCCCTTACATCTCCCTCACAGCCTCCTCACATCTGAAAAGTTCAACCTTTTCAAATACCTTACATCCTCACATCTCTTTCTCATATTACACAGAGAGAGTGTTGTAATAAAAAGGGGCCCTCTAGATAGTTTCAAACCATGTGATGTGAGGTGTGAGGTTGTGAGGGCTCCGCTGTGACCGGCCCAGTGCGCCGCGTCATCGCGCTCAATGACCTCGGCTATCGCATCGGCGAGGACCACCACAACGCCAAGCTCAGCGACGCCCAGGTCGAGGCCATGCGCGATCGGCATGAGAACGACGGCATAGGCTACCGGCGCCTGGCCAAGGAGTTCGGCGTTGACCGCGGCGTCGCCCGGGACATCTGCACCTATCGGCGGCGCAACCAATGGGCTGACCGCCACAAGACAGTTGACAAGTGACAAGTTGTCATTAGATTGAGGCGTAGGTTTTAGGGAGATAGCCAGATGGGCCTCGAAGAACAGCAAGCCGCTTGGAAAGCCGAAGACGCTGCCAAACTTGCGCGCGGCAAAGCCCGCGAGGCCTATTACGCTTTCGTTGCAACTGTGTTGGCCAAGGAAGCTAAAACCGGCGCTTACCTGACCGACGAAGGCGTCGATCATGAGAACAGCGAACACGAAGCTTACGAAAGCCTCGCCTATTGGGAAGCTATGATGCGCTCGGCTCAATGCGCCCTGGCTGACCGCGCTCATGAAGCTGGTGTTAAGCTCTGATGCCCTACCGCATCCCACCCCTGACCCTCGACGAGATCGAAGAACTGCTGGCGCAAGACGCCTGGACCCAACGCAACGCCCTGGAGGACATGGATATGTTCAGCCACAAATCTGAGTACGAACAATGGCGCGACGAGCTGGAGCCGCCTGAGCCTGACCCCACGCACTCGGGTTGGTGGCTGGTCGCCGCCGCCGTCGGGCTGGTGGCCCTGGGCATGGTGTTCGTGCTCTAGTCGCTACCTACCACCGAACGGCCTTCAGCCCCGTGCGTATTGCGCGGGGCTTTTTGCTGCGCTAATTGTGGGACATGCCCGCAGGTAGACCGTCCCAATATTCCCCCGAGCTCGCCGAACGCTTGTGCGATGAGATCGCGCAAGGCCGTTCCCTGACAAAGGTTTGCGAGGAAGAGGCGTGGGCTCCGAGCAGGAGCTCAGTGCATAGGTGGCTCGACACCTATCCCGAATTTGCTACGAGGTGGGCGCGCGCACGCGAATTGCAGGCTGACGCCATGGACGACAAGATCCTGGCCGTGGCCGATGAGACCACCGAGATCAACGCCCAGAGCGCCCGGGTAAAGATCGGCGCCTACCAGTGGCGAGCCGAGAAGCTGAAGCCCAAAGTCTACGGCAACCGGCAGCAGCTCGACGTGGCCATGACCATCACCGAGGCCAGCGAGGAAGACCTGATGGCTGAGCTCGTGGAGCTGGTATCCACGGGCGTTCTAAAGCTTCCCGCGCCAAGCGCTGAGCCTGACCCCAACGAGGATTTGCTATGACTGCGAAGCCCTGCTCCCCGTATTGCAAGACGTGCGCGCAACCGATGCCCGAGCCTGCGCGCCTCACCCCTCTTGAGGCGGCGTACCGCCAACGGCAGTACGAGACGCGCCGTAGGCTGTACGCCCTGGGGCTGGGGCGATGAGCTGGACGGTTCTAGTCGTGCTCGCCCCGGCGCTGGCCGGCATGTGGTTCGACCGCAAGCACATCGCTAGCTGGCTGAAGGGCCAGGGCTGGTGAGCGATCGCCGGGAGACTATTGCGCTGAACGTGATGCGGTGGCGTTGCGACAGCGAACAGGGGGATTGGCCCGAGGCTCAGGCCCGCGATCTGCTGGAATACATCGACAGTCCGCACCGGGGCGATTGCACGAACATGCCGATGACGTGCCTACGATGCGAGGCTGAAGCGGCTTACCGTCAAGCCGATCAACTTCTGCTCGCCCTGGGATGATCCCCAAGCTATCCAGGGAAGCGCTCGAGCGCGCTGTGCTGCTAGGGCGCGAGCTCAAGCGCCGACGGCCCTGGCGCCCGCTCCCAGGGCCCCAGACCATGGCCTACGAGAGCGTGGCCGACGTCGTCGGCTATGGGGGCGCAGCCGGGGGCGGCAAGACCGACCTGGCTTGCGGCAAGGCCCTCACCCAGCATCGCAAGGTCATGGTCCTTCGGCGCGTCGGCACAGAGCTGACGGGCATTGAGGATCGGCTCGAGGAGCTGATCGGCGACAAGAAGGGCTACAACGGCCAGAAGAAGATCTGGAAGCACCGCAAGGCTGACGGCAAGCCGCTCCAGATCGAGTTCGCCAGCCTCCCCAACGCCGGCGATGAGAAGGGCTACCAGGGCAGGCCGCACGACCTGCTGGTGTTTGACGAGGCCGCCAACTTCCTCGAGGCCCAGGTGCGCTTCCTGATGGGCTGGGTGCGCACCACCGTACCGGGCCAGCGCTGCCAGACGCTCATGTGCTTCAACCCACCGACCACGGCCGAGGGCCGTTGGATCGTCGACTACTTCGCGCCTTGGTTGGACCCCAAGCACCCTGACCCCGCTGAGCCGGGAGAGCTGCGCTGGTTCGCCATGCTCGACGGCGTAGAGCGTGAGGTCATGAACGGCGAGCCCTTCGACTGGACGGACAAGGAGGGCAATCACGACCACATCGTGCCCAAGAGCCGGACGTTCATCCCGTCGAAAGTCACCGACAACCCGTACCTCATGAACACAGGCTACCGCGCCATGCTCCAGGCCCTGCCCGAACCGCTACGCAGCATGATGCTCAACGGCGACTTCATGGCCGGCGTGACCGACGCTGAGAAGCAGGTCATACCCACGGCCTGGGTCGAGGCGGCCATGGCGCGCTGGAAGGAGCGCAAGGATAGCTTCCAGGGCGTCCTGCCGAAGATGAGCAGCATGGGCGTGGACGTCGCCCGCGGCGGCGTAGACAGCACAGGCAAGAGCGATGAGACCGTCATCAGCCGACGCCACGGCAACTGGTACGATGAGATGCTGGTGTACCCCGGCAAGAGCACGCCCAACGGCCAGGAGGTGGCCGCCCTGGTGATCACCAATCGCAGGGACCAGGCGCCCATCCACATCGACGTCATCGGCGTGGGCTCGAGCCCCTACGACCAACTCACCGGCATGAGGCAGCAGACCATCGGCGTGAACGTGTCGGAAAAAGCCATGGGCAAGGACCAAAGCGGCCGGCTCAGCTTCTTCAATCAGCGCTCCGAACTGTGGTGGATGATGCGCGAGAGCCTTGATCCACTAAACAACTACGGCATCGCCCTGCCGCCCGATAAGAAACTGTTGGCCGACCTGTGCGCACCGACCTGGGAGCCTCGAGGCTTCACGATTTACGTTGAGAGCCGAGAGGAAATTAAGAAGCGCATCGGCCGATCGCCTGACCGTGCGAGCGCGCTGCTGCTGGCCCAACTGGACACGCCATGCCTGGCCGACCTACCCGGTGTGCGTATCGCCAAGGTGCGCGGCGATTATGACCCCTACGCTCAGGGTCGTTGAGGCCTCAGTGTTTCAGCCAGCAGGAGATCCGAAATGGCCGAAGTTTCGTCTACCAGTGACGAGCGCACGGTGAACAACACCATGCGCCATGCGTACCGCGTTCTCTCCGACGAGGAGAAAGCGCAGATGCAAGCGATCAAGGACGAGGGGCTGAAGTTCCACGACCTAATCGCCGGCATCGGTCAAAGCCGCGAGATTTCGCTGGCCAAGACCAAAGTGGAAGAGGCCGTCATGTGGGCGGTCAAGCATATCACTGCGTAAGGAGTTACTGCTTTGTGCCTAGGTGGCAGCAAGGGCGCGAAGCAAAGCGCATCGGCGCAAGCCGCAGCCAATGCGGCCCTGGTCGCCCAGGTTCAGGAGCAGAGCGAGGCCAACCGGCTATCGGCCGAGAAGCAAGCCGCTGACGCCCTGGCCGCAGCCAAGGCCCAGACCGATGCGCTGAACGCCCAGATCGCAGCACAGTCAGCAGCCCAGAGCGAGCAGACACGGCAGAGCGCGGACGCCATCCAAGCGATGCAGGCCAGCCTGCTCGAGGGCCAGCGCTCAGCGGCCCAGGCCGCGGAGATGGCGATCAAGAACACCGGGCAGAAGGCCAAGGCGCCGAACATCGCCAACCTGATGAAGGCCAACAAGGCGGCGAACAGCCGAGGGATTTCGAGCACCATGCTGACCGGGCCCCAGGGCGTGAACCCAGCGGCCTTGACGCTGGGCCGTAACCAGTTGCTGGGGGTCTGATGGCCTCGCCGCCCCCCAGCGTCACCATGGTTCCGAACGACAAGTACCGGCTATGGGCGCGTCTCGGCGCGCTCAAGGCTGAGCGCTCGTCGTGGGATCCGCACTGGAAAGACCTGTCGCGCAACCTGCTGCCTCGTAGCGGGCGGTTCTTTGTCGAGGACCGCAACAAGGGCCAGCGCCGCCACAACCAGATTTACGACAGCACCGGCACGCGCTCGCTGCGCGTCCTGGCCGCGGGCATGATGGCCGGCATGACCAGCCCCGCCCGCCCTTGGTTCAGGCTGGCGACGGGTAGCCCCGAGATGATGAAGGTGGAGGCCGTCAAGATCTGGCTGGCCGACGTCACCCGCATGATGCTGGAGATCTTCGCCCGCTCGAACCTCTATCGCTCCTTGCACATGATGTACGAGGAGCTGGGCGTCTTCGGCACTGCGCCCTGCCTGATCCTGCCCGACTTTGAGACGGTCATTCACTGCTATCCGCTCACGGCCGGCGAGTATTGGATCACGACCAACGCCAAGGGCGAAGTGGACACGCTGTTCCGCGAGTTCCAGAAGCCGGTCGGCGCTCTGGTCGAGGAGTTCGGCTACGAGAATTGCAGCCAGTCGACCAAGAGCCTGTACGACAACCGTCAGCTCGACACTTGGGTGACGGTGGTTCACGCCATTGAGCCCCGCCTGACGCGCGACAGCTCCAAGCGCGACGCGCTGAACATGCCGTGGCGATCGGTCTATTTCGAGTTCGGCGCCGAGGGCCGGAACAAGTACCTGCGCGAGAGCGGGTTCAACTCGTTCCCCGCCATCGTCCCGCGCTGGGCCGTGAGCGGTCAGGACATCTACGGCAACAGCCCCGGCATGGAAGCCCTGGGCGATGTCCAGCAGCTCCAGCACGAGCAACTGCGCAAGGCGCAGGGCATCGACTACATGACCAAGCCCCCGGTGCAGATGCCCACCTCGCGCAAGGGCGCTGAGGTAGACCTGCTGCCGGGCGGCGTGAGCTACATCGACAGCGCCAGCCCCCAAGGGGCGATCACCACCGCGTTCGAAGTGCGGCTGGACCTGAACTATCTGCTTCAGGACATTCAGGACGTGCGCGAGCGCATCCGCGGCGCGTTCTACGCCGACCTGTTCCTGATGCTCAGCCAGGCCGACAACGGACGCATGACCGCCACCGAAGTGGCCGAGCGCCATGAGGAAAAGCTGTTGATGCTGGGCCCGGTGCTCGAGCGTCTGCACAACGAGATGCTGGATCCGCTCATCGACCTGACCTTTGAGCGCATGGTCGAGGCCGGCATCCTGCCCGAGGCGCCGCCCGAGCTTGAGGGCATGGCGCTCAACGTCGAGTTCGTCAGCATGCTGGCCCAGGCGCAGCGCGCCGTCGCCACCAACTCCATCGACCGTTTCGTGGCGGGCATGGGCGTGGTGTCGCAGTTCAATCCCGGCGTGCTCGACAAGTTCGACGGCGACGACTGGGCGGACATCTACAGCGATCTGCTCGGCATCCCGCCCGAACTGATCAACAGCAACGAGGACGTGGCCGCCAAGCGCAAGGCGCAGGCGCAGGCCGCGCAGCAACAGCAACTGGCCGTCGCCGCGGCGACAAGCGCCGAGGCTATCGGCAAGCTCAAGGGCACGGTCATGCCCGATGGGCGCGACGCTGGCGGCGTCGTGGCCGAGACCCTGGCCCAGAACTACGGAGTAGGCTGATGGCGACGCTCAAGAGCATGAAGCTGACGGCTGAAGAGGCGAAGGACGAATACGCCTGCTGCCCCACCTCCGAAGGCGACGCACCGAAGTACCCCTACGGCCTGAGCCTGTGCCTGGGCGACGAGGCCCTAGAGAAACTAGGCATGGGCCTGATGCCCGTCGGCACTGAGATCATGGTCACGGCCAAGGCGGTTGTGACCGGGGTCAGCGCCCGAGAGCGTCAGGGCGGCGAGAAGCATCAGGATCTGGAATTGCAGATCACGGATATGGACGTGAGCGCACCCGGCAGCAATCGGGACAGCGCCATCGCGATGAACCTCTACGGCCCGAAGGAATAGGCCCATGCCCGGTACGCTTCTCATTGGTTTCCGTACGGCCAGCGGCGGCTACACCGTCGTATCGGCCGCCAACCCCTTGCCCGTAACGGGTGGCGGTGGCGGCAGTGGGGGTGACGCCTCGGCCGCGAACCAACTAGAGATGATCGCCGCGCTCGGCGCACCAGACGATATCGCCTGGGCTGGCACGGGCGACATGACCTTGGCCGCGGGTATTCGGGCCATCGCCACAGCGGCCATCGCGACCACACCCACCATCGTGGTGCAGGAAGCTCCTTCCTGGGTCCATATCCCGGCCAGCTCCACCGACACGGCGGGAGGTAACGCGAACGACCTGCTCGACTGTTTGCTGGTGATCCCGGCCACTACGTCGCCAGGCGCGGTGAGCATTGAGGATGGCGCCGGCACGAACTACACCCTGTTCGCAGGCGGTGCGTCCAGCGTCTCGACGCTCATCCCCTTCCCCATCGATATGCGGAATATCCAAGCGACCACGGCCTGGGAGATCACGACCGGCGCAAACGTGGCCGTGATCGCCTTCTACCGCCCGCGGACCTAAGCACATGATGGGTGCAGCTCTCATAGCCGCAGCGCTGAGCGGCGTGGGTGGGGGGACAAACGACCCCGCCAACCTGCTGTCGCTAGTCGCCGATAACTCCAACACCTCGCAGACGTCGTATACAGCCACGTTCGATGCTTCGGCTGACGTCGGCACGGATTGCGTGATCATCCTGGGAACATCTGGGCTTTCAGGCTCAATCACGGTCACGACCGACAGCGCCGGCAATACGTGGACCCTGATAACCTCGTGGACCGGCAACAGCCGGCGACAGGCTGCGTATGGCTGCACCCTGACCAACGCCATTGTGGGCGGCGCTACGACCATTCTCCTGACGGCCAGCACCACCGGCCGGTTGGAAATCACAGGTATCAAGGGCGACTACCTGAACTGGGAAGACGCTACGTGGACCTCGCCCGTCATCAGCGCGAGCGCCACGACCTTGGCGTCCCCGTCAGGCACGCTCCCCGGCCCTGCGGTCGCGCTTATCGACTGGCTATGGAAGGCCAACGCCGCTGCGGTTACGGCCGATACCGGCGACGGATGGGTTAAGACGGTCGAGGATATCGTGACCGGCGCGGCCAGCCTGACGCTTTCGACCAAGATCGTCTCGGGAACTACCGCACAGACCGACGACCCGGCTTGGGCAGGCGCGGTAGCTTGCGCTGCGGCTATGCTGATCATCCCAGGAAGATAGGCCCATGGGCAAACTGAAGCTGCTGCTAGGTCCGCGTTCGAGCGCCGTTGTCCCGCCTCCCGATCCTGGCGAGGGCCTTATGGCTCATGCCGGATGGGATAGCACTTGGGGCAGCGGGTTCGAGACAGGCAACGCCATGCCCACGGACCCCGCGCGCACCAGCTTCAAGGCCGCGATAAACCCGCTCACTTTCAACTGGGAAGTCATCTATCAGCCCACCGATATCTGGGTTCAATCAGGGGTCGATGCGGGCGAAGAGATAGGCTTGGTGGACGGCCTGTGGGCGATGATGGAGGGCGGCGTCCCCGTCAACGCTCCCGACGTCGAAGACGGCACCTATGTAGACGCCAACGGCGATACCAAACCGATACGCGGCTACCGCTTCCCGGTGGATTGGGCGGGGATGAGCTCCCTGCACGCGATAGGCGACGCGCAGATAGTGTTCTACGGCACACCTGCTGACGGGCGCGGGCAGCTCCGCGTCGTCGGCACGGGCCTCACCGACATGGATCAGGCGTTTGTCGTCTGCATCCGGCCGACAGAATACAGCCACGTACTCACTGTCGGGACCGGGGGCGATCTGGCGTCGTATAACGATATGCACGCTTGGAGGATCGCGAACCCCACCGCATGGCCGTGCTTCAAGTTGATTACTGCTGGCGGCTATCCGATTACGACGCCATCCACGGACATCAACGAGGCCAGCGCGTGGCCGGTGGTTATGGCCGATGGGGTTGACGCCGGTCTAGGTAACGGGGCTTCCGCGAAGACCTCGCTAAGGTGGTCTGGCCTGCGCTTCAAAAAATTCGAAACTAAAGTTGACCTCGCCTGGTTCGGGGGCAACGTGAACGGCGTTTGTGAGATCCCAGCAGCGGCCGGCCGCGGGAACAGCCGCCTCGCCCTAGATGGCTGCGAGCTTTTCTGCAGCTCCCCCTCCGGCAACGGGGGATCGGGCTCTGGCGCTCAGTCGGTGTGGAACGGCAAGGAAATTCAGCTCTACTTCTTCAACTTCCAGCGTCTGCCCGCCGACCGCTACTTGATTAACTTCTATTGCGCGGACGTCACTGCGCGCGACCTCCCAGGTTATGGCTTTGCGGGCGCAAAGCTGGTTCGGAACTGCACGGGCGCTATGATCGGCGGCACCGGCTTTGAGGCCATGATAGGTGCGGTTCACAACCTCGAACTGTCGAACATCGGCGGCGTCCACACCGGCCTGGCCGTGAAGACCGACGCTTTCACCTTCACCACCTATCCCGTTGGGGCGAAGTATTCGAAGACCAGCGCCAACGGCACGCGAGGGTTCTTCCGGCTGCTGGACGCTTCCGACACCGTCCTGCACGAAATCGACCTGATATTCCGCGAGGACGATGGCACGACTACGCTGGTCACGGATCTGGTCGCGTGGATTAACACCAAGCCGGGGTTCGCCGCGACCGATGCGCCGGGCGCGCCCATACGCAACGCCACCTACCTCACGCGCAAAGACGCTTCGGGCAATTCCGTGGCGATCACGCCGACAAGCATCAGCGCCTACCCTACCGTGTCCACCGTGATCGACGTACACGCCAATGGCGGGGCCTACGACGGCGGCACCTTTGAGAACTTCTCCATTTATGGATTGAAGTTGGTAGACGGAGCCACCACCGGGTTTATCTCGCTCACCAGCACCGCGATTATCAGGGACATGTGGACGGCGAACCTGGAGTACATAGACATTTCGCCATCCCTGGGCGTGACCACTGAGCCCAGCTATCATCAGGCCGACGTCAGCCACATGTCGCGCGGACTAGAGACCACGGTGCTGACGAACCCGCCGTACTTCGGCACCAGCTTCACGGCCGAGTATTCGGTGTTCAGGAACTGCCATTACGAAAACCTGAACTACGCGCAGCCGTTCACGGCGTCGCTCGCTGGTGACGAACTTGACGTTACGACAGTGCCGGGGGGCGTCACGTTCCGCGATGGCGACCACATAATGCAGAGCACCCTGGCCACGGGCGTGACGATCGTTGAGCAGATCAGCGGAACGACGGGAGGGGTGGGGGTCTATCGGCTGTCGGCGTCCGGCACGATCAGCTCCACCACCTTCGTCTGGGGACCGAAAGGGCTCCTGTTCAAGGGATGCTCGTTCCGTAATCCGGTCAGCGTCGGTCTCGGCTTCCGCACGGTCTACGGCAACTCCACGGACGCCAACTCTAAATCGCAAGCCAACACGGCCAGCACGACGCTGTTCCCCGGCTTGGCGTCGGGCGATCTCACGCCCACGAGCGCCCTGCAACTGGCTGACAGCAAATGGGCTGGCGCGCGAAAGGGCGACGGCACGCCTAACCGGCTATAACCCGGTGTGCGTATCAGCCATAGGCCGCGCTTACTTTGCGGCATGACCGACGCGCATAACCCCTATGCCGAGC